CATGGGTCATGCGTGACCTTGAGGAAAAGGAAAAGGCTACCTAATGGCTCTCTCGACATACACAGAACTCAAGGCATCACTAGCGGACTGGCTTGTCCGTGCCGACCTGACGGCTGCAATTCCTGACTTCATCTCGCTGTCAGAGGCTCAGATCGAACGCAACCTGCGCACACGTCAGATGATTGTTCGCGCCGATGCGCTTATCAATACCGAGTACAGCGCAGTCCCTGAAAACTTCTTAGAGACAAGGTCTTTTAAGTTAAACACAAACCCAGTCACTCCAATGCAGTTTGAGACAATAGACTCATTGGACATATTGGCATCACGCACAAACGCAGCAGGAAAGCCAGCCTATTTCAGCATTGTTGGGAATCAGATTCGCGTTGTCCCAGCCCCTGATACATCGTATACAGGCGAACTAACCTACTACTCAAAGTTGTATAAGTTATCAAGTTCCAATGAAACTAACTGGCTATTGACATCATCCCCTGACATCTACCTGTACGGTTCACTCCTACAGGCCGCGCCTTACCTTCAGGACGATGCGCGTATCTCTGTCTGGTCTGCCTTGTACTTGGCTGGGATAGAGCAACTGCAACTCGCAGATGACAGAAGCACAACATCGGGCGGCTCTCTGACTGCACGAGCAAGAACACTGGGATAAAAATGCTAATCACAACGACCAAAGGCGAAATTGATGACTCCCTACTTGAGAAAAAAGAAGGGATAATTGACACCGAGAACGAGACAACTCGGTGGGTCGAGTACTGGCAGAACAATGAACTTGTTCACCGTTCCGTTGATATGACTTTGAAACGCAACGTAGCAACACTAGCCGTTGCCCAAACTTTAGGATAATCATGGCAAATACTCAGGCAATGTGTACCTCGTTCAAGGGCGAATTGTTGGTCGGCCATCACAATTTTGGTACAGGCGTTATCCGCGCCGCCACGACTGCCGACTCATTCAAAGCAGCCTTATACCTGGCATCTGCCACCGTCAATGCAGCCACAACAGCCTACTCAGCCTCTGACGAGGTATCAGGTACTGGCTACACGGCTGGAGGTGTCGCTGTGACGTTTGGCACACCCCCAAGCACAAGCGGAACAACAGCGTTTGTCACCCCCAGCGCAAGCATTTCTTATTCTGCTGTGACCCTCGCCACAGCCTTTGATTGCGTCTTGATCTACAACTCAACCCAATCCAACAAGGCAGTCAGCGTTCATACCTTTGGCTCTCAGACCGTCACGGCTGGCACGTTCACCCTGACCATGCCAACAAACGACGCAAGCACCGGCCTGATTCGGCTGGCTTAACACGGGAGCAGCGGCATGGCTGCTTACGGCACAGGCTATTACGGCAAGGGAGCCTATGGCATAGGCAATGTTGTCATCAGCGGCAACTCGTCTACTTCTGCCGTTGGTACGCTGCTAACCAACAGATCGGTTCAAGAGGACGGGACGATTGCCACAGGCAATGTCGGCACGATCAGCATGGTTGTGTCTATTGCCATCACAGGCAATGCCATTACCTGTGCAATTGGCACTTTATCCCCATCACAATCCAAAGCCATTACAGGCAACTCCTCAACTCTGTCTGTTGGCAGTGTTCAGGAAGTATTGACCATTGGCGCAACTGGTAATGCGTCAACAACCTCTGTTGGTTCAGTTGCAACTAGCAGACTGCGAGCAGTTACAGGAAACTCTGCCACCGGTGCTGTTGGCACAATGCTTGCCGAGGTCATCTCGTTCCAGGCTATTACTGGGGTAGATGGAACTGGTTCCGTAGGCTCTGCCACAAATAGCGTATCTATTGCGATAATTGGCGTACAGACTGCTTGCTCCGTAGGAACATTGATTGGATTCGGATGGGGAGCAGTTCCTGATACGTCAGAGACTTGGTCGCCAATTTCTGATACGTCAGAGACATGGACTGTAGTTGCTGATACATCAGGAAGCTGGACTCCAGTGCCTGATACGTCAGAGACATGGACTGCTGTTGCAGATAATTCAACAACGTGGCAAGAGGCCGCATAAGAGGTGAAAAATGGCTGATACAACGACGACAAACCTATTACTTACCAAGCCTGAAGTTGGGGCCAGTACTGATACGTGGGGAACCAAGATCAATACCGACCTGGACTCTGTGGACGCAATCTTTACTGCGAATGGAACAGGAACATCGGTTGGTCTTAATGTTGGATCAGGTAAGACAATCACGCTTGGTGGTACAACAAAATTTGCCGGTTCTACTTCAGGAACAACCACAGTGCAAGCAACTGCCGTGGCTGGAACTACCACTCTTACGCTTCCGGCATTAACCGCAACCGTGGCAATAGATGGCCCTGCGTTTAGTGCGTACATTGCCGCTAATCAAACCGCAACTGGTTCAGTACAAATTATTACTTACAACACAGAGGTATATGACACTGCTTCTTGTTTTAACAACACTGGAAGCACTGTGGGTGGAATACCTGCGTATTCTTTTCTTCCAAACGTAGCTGGGTACTACCAAGTAAACCATACGTTACTAGCTTTTGACACTGTAAGCGGCTCAAGCTATTTAAACTATATCTATAAAAATGGTAGTTCATACACACTAACAGCTTTGCCAATTGACACAGGTAGTTCCACAGCAGGTACAACTACCTCTCAAGTTATTTATTTAAACGGCACAACAGATAGCATCCAAGCCTACGGCAGATTTGCTGGAACAGCCCCTGTTTTCTTTGGTGGTGCTACTGCGTCTTATTTTTCAGCCGCATTAGTAAGGGGCGCATAACATGACACTCTACAAAAAAATTAACTTGTTATACCCAGAATTGCAAATTTCTGATTTTGACCCTGCTAATGGGACTATCTTTTTGCAAAACGATGGTAATGGTGACTACATAAAAGAGTGGAACCATCCAACACTAGCACGACCAACGCAAGCGCAATTAGCATGAACCAGTCCGAACGCGCTGAACTTATTGCCGACATTGCTGCGGCGATCAAGGCATCGTCCAACTTATCTGACGATGAGGTGCGTTGGGTCAAACTTGCCATTGAAAAGCAGGAGCAGTCAATTAAACTGCGACAGGCCATCATTGAGAAGACATTGGGAGGTTTGGTGTGGGCTGCATTGATTGGGCTTGGCTACCTTTTATTTGACTTCGCAAAGAACCACGGATTCAAGTGATAGATGCAATTGCTTCAGCACAGATACCTTGGCCCAACACGGAACAAAAAATCGTGCTGGTGTGCCGTGTCGTGCTGCCGCAAGAAAAGTATGGAGCCAATGAATTTTTAGATAAGGACGGTAGAGTCTGTCGGTGGGTGCTGGAGGTCAAAAATGAATCAAGAATACCTTAAGTCTTTATTTACTTATGACAGAGAAACTGGTGATTTTCGATGGAAAGTTGCCCGTGGAAGAAATGTAAAAGTTGGTCAGTTAGCGGGAGGTTTGAATGGGCATGGTTATTTTGTAGTAAAAATAGATGGGAAAAGTCATTTAGTTCATAGGTTAATTTGGTTGTATGAAACTGGAGAAATGCCCAAAATTTACATTGACCACATGAACCGAGTAAGGAATGACAACCGTTTTTGTAATTTGAGAGAAGTAGGTTACTCTGAAAATTGTCAAAATATAAGCACTCCAAAGCACAATACAAGCGGACACATTGGCGTGTCTTGGTATAAAAGAGACGAATGCTGGAATGTTTACATAAAAGTAGACAAAAAAAACAAATGGTTAGGTCGTTATAAATTTATTGATGATGCAATAAAGGCTAGAAAAAATGGGGAGGCTGCTTACTACAATTTGCCAAAGCAAGAAGTAGCATCATGGACCCACTAACGGCTTTTGCAGTTGCCCAAGGAGCCATCAAAGGCATCCAAGCCGCCATCAAGATGGGCAAGGATGTCCAAGGCATCACGAATGACGTGATGAAGTTCTTCGACGCAAAGGACAAGGTTGCAAAGGAAGCAGTTAAGGACCCAAAGAAGAAATACAGTTCAGACACAAGCCAGGCGATGTCAACCGTCATGCAACTGCATGAACTCAATCGGGCTGAAGAGGAACTTAAGTGGCACTTTATCAATCAGGGCCACAGCCAACTGTGGAGTCAGATTCTCCTTGAGCGCAACAGCATTGTGCAGCGCAGGAGAACGCAAGAGATACTTGATGCGACTGCGGCCAAGAACCGCAAGAAGGAAATAGACGAGGCCATCACGATGGGGTTATGTATCTTGGTGGCTGCGGCCATTATTTTCTTAGTGGCGTGGGGTGTAATTGCAATGAAAGGGAAATTCTAATGTTTGACGTAAATGCCGTAGACCCAAGCAACAATGTTGCCAAAAACTTCATTTACCTATTTGCGTGGTTTTGGTCAATTACCTCCGTCATTTATTTTTTCTCAGTGACGTTTATTCCTATGCCTGTAGGCGCACGGGACTTTGCCAATATCATCCTTGGCTTTTTACTCGGAACAGCGGTGGCAACAATAATTAGTTTCTTCTACGGTTCTTCCAAGTCCAGCAAGGACAAGACCGAAGCAATGATGAAAGTTGACGATGTCAAGCCTGCTTGATCCCCGCATCTGGTTGGCCTTTGCCCTGGCTGTCGGCCTGTCCTTTGCCGTCGGCCACCATAAGGGTTACGCTGAATCCGAGGCAGAGCAGGCCGCTGCCATCGTTGAGGCCAACCTACAGGCTCGACAGGTTGAACAGGCTATGACTGCAAAACTCAATGAAACTACCGCAAAACTTAGGAAGGAAAATGATGCTGCAAAATCTCAAATTACTACTCTGCGTAATGATGTTGCCTCTGGTGCTGTCAGGCTGTCAATCGCTACGCAGGCCAGTGTACACACCACCACAGATACCGCCCCTGCCAGTGGAAATCAGCAAGCAAGAGCCGAACTTGACCCAAAGGCTGCTAACGCTCTTATCTCCATCGCAGCCGACGGAGACGAAGCCATCCGTAAACTTAACTCCTGCATCGACTCCTACAACCAAGTGAGGATTAAATGAGCAGAGAGCAACTATCCCAATGGGTAACTTTGATTGCGTCCGTCACGCTGTCGCTTACTGTGCTGTCAATGGTTGTTGTGTTCATGTTTGGATTTTTTGACGTGTTAGTCGATAACGACAAATTATTTGGAATTGTTGGCCCTGCCTTTCAGACCATTGTTGGCGGGTTTCTCGGCCTTATTACTGGTATCAAAATAGGAGAAAACGGAAATGACAAGCCTAAGTAAACACTTCACCCTTGACGAGTTAACCGTAACAGACCACCGTGAGTTTGACAACTCTCCAACGCAGGTGGAAATCAGCAACCTGCAACGACTGGCGCAACTGCTGGAACAAGTCAAGGAAGCCATTGGCGGCAAGCCGGTGATGATTAACTCTGCGTTCCGATGCAAGCAGGTCAATGACGCAGTGGGAAGCAAAGATTCAAGCCAGCACCGTCACGGTTGCGCTGCCGATCTCCGAGTGCCAGGTATGACCCCTGACGAAGTAGTCCGCGCTGTGATTGCTGCGGGTTTGCCGTTTGACCAAATAATCCGTGAGTTTGACC